ATCTCCTCTGGGGTCAGTTTCCACATGTCCTGTACGCTGAACACCTTTGATTTTGACCCAATCTCTGCTAGTTTCTCGTTGAAGTCGCTCCATCCCCACCAATCTCTTCCTTTAGAAAGAGCGTTAAATGATTTTTTCCCACCTAATCCTAAGAATCCATAACCCTTATTCGTCCATTCACTGGCTCTTGCATCTATGGATTTACGCTGATTAGACTCCCATTCGTCTTCAGCAGCTTTGGCTTTCTTGTAAGCTTCAAGCGATTGTTCATTCGTATTGTCCTTCTTATTGATGCTCTTGGACAACTCTTCTATCCGTTGTGCAAGAATTTCGTTAGATTTGGCTAGGTTTGATATTTCTTTCTCCATATCCTTCTCGTTGCCACCTCCAACGAACCAGCTGCCTATTCCGCTAATTATACTGCCTATTACGTTTCCGACGCCTTTTAGTATTCCTATTATGAGGTCTGGGAGCTGTTGCAGGATTGTTTCAACAACTTTCGCTATCTTGTCGAGTAACCCTTTGATGAACCCTGTTGGATCATCTCCTAACGCATCAATGATTTGCAAAATCGCCCCAATCAAACCACCTGCCTTACTCCCTAGCGCCCCGATGAGACCTCCCACCCCCTTGCCACCTATAGAACTTATGACATTTGCTACGCCGTCTGCAAAACCTTTGAGCGTCCCATTCGACATCTGTTGTAGGGCAGAGCTGAAATCGTTCAGGCCTTGGACGGCTTTGTCTGTACTGTCTCTAAGAGTTCCTTTCTTATTGTCTTTATCTTCCTTTGCGTTGTTAAGGTCTACGGCTGTAGACTGAACCCTTTCCCTTGCCGCCTCAACCTTTGTTAACGCAATACTCCTAGACGCTTCAGTCGTGGAGTTGGAAAGTTCTTTCTCGGCTTTCTGTAATTCAGTGATAGCTTCGGTATGTTCCTTGGTCTTCTCTTTCAGGTTGCGTACGCTTTCTTGGTAGGCATGCGTCAGTTTCTCTATCTCGCCCCACTGTGAGAACTTGAAAGGCGATGACGTCTCGCCAGTTCCTTCACTGCGTAGCTTGTCGCGTAGGTCCATATATGACCTCTTGTCTGTTGGCGAGAGGTTCTTGAATTCGGCGGAGCGCATATACTGCTCCACTTCCTTCAAAGTTTCTTTGGCTATATCCTTCAATACGCTACCTATTCCACCGAACGTAGTTCCCCAATCAATGTCTAGTGCGAGGTTTCCAGTGTTGGACTTTGCCAATGCGCTTGCCTTTTCCATTTCAAGCGAGCGTTTACGGTTCTCGTCTTTCTCCTTGGCGATTTTTTCGTCATATTCCTTAGCGATGGCGTACATCTGCTCCTGCACGGTTCCATATTCTTTAAGGTAATCATACAAGGCTGCCTGTTGTGCCCTAAACAAATCAGCGGTAGCCTTCTTTTTCATCTCTTCCGCAATTCTGTCGTATTCGCTAAGCTGATCCCTTTGTTTCTTGTTCAGATCATCCTCGGTTAGGTTAAGGCTGTCCTTATATCTTGCCTGCTGAGACTTGGTCGCTTTCGGGTTTTGATTGAGCCATTTGTTTACAAGATTTTCTTTCAGTGCCTCAATCATGCCGTTCCGCCGCTTTTCATTCTCAGCCTTTAGTCTGTCGTAATTGAGGTTAATCTGCTCTATCTCTTTCTCGAAACTTTCTTCTTTGAGGTCTATGTTTTGCTGTCTTATGGCCAGCTCGGTTTCCTTCTGCTGTTCAAGGATATTCTTCTCATACTCTTGTATCTTAGCGATGCGTTCCGCCTTTGAGTCTTCAATCTTAGTCGCCTCTTTGCTACCAGCCGTTGTTTTCGCAACGCTGTAAGCGTCAATCTCCTTCTGCGCGTTGGCGATGTTGGCTCTAATTTGGGCAGCTTTCTTCGTTTTCAGTTCCGCAGCTGTCATCGCATCAAGCAATCCTTGCTGCTCCTTCTGATAATCTTCCCAGTATTTTTTATTCTTTACGTCGGCAGCCTGTTTTTCCTCCGTCTTATCAAGGGGGTTGTCGCCAAAACGGCGAGTGGCCTCTTCCATCGTTTTGTTATAAGTGCTCTTAGCACCTCTAACCTTTGAGAGAATATCTTGTATCTCATTCGTCGTATAAGAGTATGAACCAATACCTGTTTCAGTGTCGCCTGCGACATAGTGTGTCTTGTCGAACTGCTTGGCCCATTTTTCATTAAGCTTACTGCGTCCATCGATAACCTTAACAAGTTGCCAGTATAGGCTTTCCGCCTTTGACATTCCGCTTTTGTCCTTTTGTCCGCCATATCTCTCCTTTAGAAGGCTGTACAGCTTCTCTTTCTGCTCCGATTCCGTGGTGGCGTATGTGTCGGCAGCGTCTTTCGTAAACGCTTCCATAGACCTTGCCTTGGCTGCATCACGAGCAGCGACAGATACGGCCCTATAAGCGGCTTCAACATTATTGAGGCTCTTGGCCTCGCTATTAAGTCCCGTCAGGTATTTCCCATATTGGGAGATTACGGCTTGCTTGGCATTCCTGTACTCCTCCGTACCTTTCTTGGCCGTCTTCAGACGGGCGAAAACCGAATCAATCTGAGCCTGCTCTGCGGCAATTGTCTTATTGTACTCCTTTGTCGCATCGTCAAGTTTTTGTTGTGCTTTTTGGGCATCCGTTTGGTGGGACGCTAGTTTATATATGCCATATCCCAAGGCGACGACTGCGGCAAGAGCCACAGCCCACGGGTTCGCCATAATTACGGCATTCAGTCTGGCAGCCACGGCCGTTAGCCTCGTCTTGGCTGCGGACAAGAAGCCCGAGGCGGTGGCGTTTGCCGTCTGTGCAGCAGTGTTAGCGGCCGTTTCAACAGTGTTGGCACGTCGCAATGTGCTATCAAGTAGGGCAGCTTTGGAACTGACACTGCGTGCGGCGGTATTGCGGGCTTTTGCAGCGGTATTCAGGTTCTCTTCTGCTGTCTCCAATGCCGATGTTGCGCGTGCCACTCTTTTCGATGTGGTCGCGTCAACCGTTGCTGCCATTTCCCTTCTCAATTCGACGATATTGCGACTGCGTTGGATTTCTTCTGCCTTGGTGACCGCCAGTTTTTGGCTGATTGCCGCAATCTCGCGATTTTTTGCTGCTACAACCTCTCGGGATGCCTGCGATTCTTTCAGGGCTTGCGCCTGTGATATTAACGCTTCTTTCTGCTCCTGGAGCCTTTGTGCTCTTAACGCGGCCCGGCTCTGAGCCTCGCTCTCGACGGATATTTTCTTTTTCAATGCTGCTGATTGCTCCGCTGCGGCTTCTTGTAGCACGGTTTCAAGTTCAGCCTGTTTTACAGCTACTTTCTCAGCTGCAGCGGCCTTGTCCCTCTCTGCCACGGCAAAGCGTTCGCGTGCGGCAGCCAACTCCGCTTGGGTCGTGACGGCTAGCTGGGTCTGACGTTCCATCTCTGCCTGTGTCTCAGCCTTGACGGAAAGATAATATTCTTCGGAGGCCTTTGAGAGGTTCAGTTTTGAAATCCGTGCTTGCTGTTCGGCTGTCATGACCGCATATAGCTGAGCGGCTTCCTCCGCGTGCCTTATGTTCTTGACTGCCCCCTGAATGGCAGCTGTGCTGATGACTGCCGCCTTGTAAGCTCCATAAGCGGTGAGAACGGCAAGGAGAGCCTCGCCAACAGTTCTCCAATTCTCAACCACAGTGGAGGTGGCAGAAATTGTGTCGGAGATTATTCCCTCGGACGACTTGCCGATTTCGTTAAACATCTGCTCGAAATTGTCTTCTAGATTTGACAACTGCCCTGTTATCGTCCGGCTCTGCGCTTCCATCAGCCCACCAAACTTACCTCCCTCGGACGTCATAGACATGATGGCCTTGTTGAATTCCTCAGCGCCGACCTTGCCAGCTGCAACCAACTCCCCCACCTTCTCTTTTGCAACGCCGAACTGCTTGGCTAATTCCTCTGCGATAGGGACACCACGGCCTTGAAACTGGCGCAAGTCTTGGGTGAACATCCTGCCTTGAACCATGGTCGTACCGTACAGGTAAACCAAATCGCCCAGGGGTATTGACAGACCTGCCGCGATGTCGCCAAGCCTTACAAGTGTATCGTTAACTTGGTCTGCCTGAATGCCATATGCAAGTAGTTGCTTGGCCCCTTGTGCGATACCTTGCAGGTCAAAGGGAGTGGTGGCGGCTGTCTTTATCAGTTGCTCCATTAGCTCATTGGCCTTACTTGCACTACCCAGCATGGTGGTAAAGGCTATTTCCAGCTGTTGGAACTCTCCACGAACCTGCGTCACCTTGGAAGCCAGCTGTTGAACGGAGAAAGCTCCGGCAAATGCTGTGGCCGCTGATTTCATCCTGCCAAAAAGCTCTTCTATGCCGGCACCGCTTTGCTCAACGACTCTCTCTGTCTGCCTAACACCATTTTGAACACCTTGGAGCGCAGAGAGCATGTTGCTGTTGTCACCTATTATGTCGAATTTTAATCCCGCCATCGCCTTTTTTATTATTGTCTATTTTGTAAATTTATGCCTACTCCCAATCCATGCCATGTATGGCATTCATCACAGAGATCTTGTTGTTTCCGTCTATCATACCGTTCGTGTTGTTTACATGCACAGCTTTCATCTCGTCATCAGTAAGATATATTGATGATACTTTGTCTTTCATCAACAGCTGGAGGTTAGTGTAGCTGATTCCCCAAACGACATAATCATAGGTCCACTTATATCTTTCACATGCAGCATCTATCAATGTCCCATAAATGGATTTCCCGCCGAAACAGAACGTGTTCCTGTCCTCTTTTGCTTTTGCTACCTCGGACATTCTTTTCATTTCTTCGTCTATCCCTAAATGTTGAATGATGAGAGAAGTCTTATCTCCTGTTAGGCAAGCTATGATTAACGTAGCTAGGTCTTCTTTGTCCATAGCCTTAAAGAAATTCTCCTTCCTACTTGTTACTTTCCTGTTGTCTAACACCTCTCGTTTGGTTCGTAGGGTGTGGTATGTCAAGAGTAGGCAACATTCCTCCTTCTTGGTTTCTACGAGCCTCAATGCCTCAACATAAGGGTTGGCCTGTAACAACTCGGTGTTGAGATCGAGGTTGTCTATCACTCTCTTTTGCAAAAATAGCTTTCCGAGAGTGATTGGGTATAAGTAATAATGCCGACGACCAACACTAAACCCTTTCGGTCTGTCTATGATGGTGTCGGCAATATCTAATTCTAATTGCTTTTCTTTGTCCATAGCTATTTATTTTAGTTGCAGGTGGTGGACTCGAACCACCGTCCTTTACTTTATGAGAGTAATGAGATACCACTTCTCCAACCTGCGATATAGCCGTCTGTCCGGCTGTCAAGCGTCTTTCCGCTTTGCCAATTATCCTAAACATCTTACCTAAGAACTAAACGTCTATGTCGGTAAATGGCACATCAGTATCAGCTAGCACAGCACCTTCCTTGACGGTGGACAGATCCTTCGTGGTTGTACACCACTTAACGATATTACCAGTCTCTGGTTTCAGAGCATCATGGTTATAAGTCAAAAGACCACCCTCTTCTGTACTGAACTCGTCAGAGAGAGATACTACAGTCTCATCAATACGAGGGCCTGGTACTGTGATGTCTTCTGGCTGAACAAACACTGCATAGCGGTTCTGAATGATGCCATTAGTGTCTTTGTAAGGCTTTTTACGACCTGCAACACGACGTAATACATATTCAAGGACATATTTGTTGGCAGAATACTTTACAGCCTCATTCTCTCCACCCTCGATAGGAGCTTCTTTCTTATCTCCCTTAGTAGGATTGAGTTTTGTAGTATTTTCTTTTGGGGTCGCAATTTTAGTCCATTTTGCTGACGGCGTATCAAGGTCTTTAACAATGATACTACACTTACCCCATCCAATTGGTTTTCCCATAATCTTATTCGTTTATGATTTGATATAAAACTTTGTTATTTATCACATGTTCGGAAGTTCCTGCAGACTCTATCACTCTCTGACCACACTCGTAGTTGGGGTCTGTTAGCGACAGACGAAAGTCCTTACCTCGCACATTTTCAAAAAGATCGAATGACATACGACAGAGTTTTCTGAGCCGTTTTGTATTTTCTTCGTCTTGTCCATCAACGTCATCATCAGCTACATAGATGTTGACATTGACATAAGCTATCTGTTTTTGCTTGGTGGCATTAGCTAAGATAGATATTACAATATCTTCGTTGCGAGAACATTTTGGACGGACGGAAGTCTTTTTAAGATCACCTGTTACCTCATTAAGAAGTGATGAGTTCTTGATAACCTTCCAAATGTCATCTTTTATGTCTATATCAGATTTCATGCTACCAATTTGTCTATTTTTTCTATAGCTACTTTCTTAGCCCTTTCAAGGCGAGATTCTATGACATCTTTTGCCCAAAGTTCTGTTGATGCCAACACATCTTTATTGTCAAGAGATTCCACATGGTCCGCGTAGTTCATTCCTGCTACGACAACTAAGGCAAAACAGTCTGAATATTCGTCGCCAAGTTGACTAAGCATTTTCTGCCCCTCTTCGCTGCCCTCGCTCCCTTGTAAGATGGAGTGGAAAGCAGACTGTAAAACCTTAACGCCATAATCATAGACTCCATATCCGATTGAAGAACGGAGGTTTCCTGTCCGATCGAACCAACTCTCACTTCCAGACCTGTCTTTAATCTTAGCAACACACTCTTCACCTAGTTTAGTGAGGCATCTAGAAATTTCGTTCTTTAAAATTTCAAAAGCCTTATAGAGGAATTTGTCCACCTCATCTACCGGTGTGTTCATTTTTATGCCCATATCAAATCCAAATCTTACACTGGTGTTGGTATCGATGAAACCCAAGGACAGTAAAAACCTTGCCTGGTCTCTTACCATAGAAACTTATGCGGATTTTGTCTCCATATTGAAATTCTCGGCAATCGTTCGGAAGATTGTAAATCGTATAAGAATAGGTTTGAACCGTACCATCAGGAATGGATATCTGGTTTGCCTTACCAGCAGGGACAATGTCACACCTGTAAGCATCATTTACCCATATTCTCTTGCCGTCAATATAGTCGCCATTATTTGGGTCTTCACCTCCTCCAGTCAGGACTTGGTAATCCAGTAAATGTGCAGCAAAATCAAGTACAGCCATTTCTATTCTCCAAACGTTACTGTCGGCAGACCTATTTCTACTGTTGGTTCACCGATGGATTCATATAATGCGTTTACGCGGATCAAGAGCCGCTCTTTATCCTTATCAGTGAGTGTACCGACACTCTTGTCCGATTCAGAATAAGCAACAGCCTGTATGAGAGAATAAAGGCAATCCGCAAGCGCCCCCTTCCACATACAGCATTTCGACACCTCATGGTTGTAAGGGTCTTCCGCCCTCAATTGCCTGGCTATGAGTTTATTCTCTATAAACCCAACAGGTATCGGATAATGTATCTCGTCACGGAGCGCTTGCAGTATTGTCTTCATAATTAGGCTTGCGGTGTTACGTTAGCAAAAAGCGTTGCCTCCTGCTCGTCACTCAAAGAGTTAATAGCAGCGATAACTTCCTCATCCTTGGCTTTCTTACCAATCTTAACACCAAGGCCTTTCAGTTTCTCAATGAGGTCGACCTTATTGTATTTCTTGCCATTCACAGTGGTGAATGTATCTGCGGTGTCAAGTTTCTCCTTTTCAGTATCCATCTCGGCAGACTTCGTTTCGTTGCAATCGAGAACATAGATTTGATCCACATCTTCGATTACTGGGAGGACTAAGGCCTGCCCATTAGTGAACTCCTGCAAGGGGTCTGTCTTCGAGAACTTGGAGATAAGCTTATATTGGTCGACAGTAGCATACTTCACTCCTTCCACAGGATTAGTAGCTTCTGCAAGTGAGCCCCACACGAGCGAGCCTACAATATCAGAACAGAGGAATACCATACGGTCTGCATTCCAAGGCTTTTTGCTCTTTTGCATTCCATCCTTCTCGAAGATAACAGATCGGTCCACAACAACAATCTTAATGTCGAATTCATCCTCGAAGGCTTGTGAGAATTTACTTACAGAGGGAACTTTCAATGTCGAGTTGTCAGTATAGACCTTGTCATCCACGTCAGCTACTAGCTCTCGCGCCCATCGTTCCTTGCGAATCTCATTAAGTTTAGACTTGGCAAGCATAAGGGTAGTGATGGTGTTTCCATCGCCATCCGCCTTCCCCTTGATGTTCTCGATGTCTTCGTAGCTCACATGACCCTTAACAATAGTTCCGAATGTGTTACTTTCGAGGTAGCCGAAATTCACGCGCAAGCCAGTACCAACATTATCCTCGTCCTCAACAAGCAACACACCCTCCGACAGGGCAGTGAGGAAGTTGGCCTCGTTCTTCTCATCGATACCGATAGAGCAGGCCTCACCGTCATTGAGCAGTTTGGTGAGAATACGTTGTTTCTCGGCTTTCTTTGCATCCTCATCGGTGGCAGTAGCATAGTGGGCCTTCATGATATTGATGGCGTTGATTTCTGTCTCGCGGAGAATCTTTTTCATGCCGACCTTTGGCAACTTACCATTAGACG